TAATGTGGAACACCATCAATCTCTTCTTTTTGGATTGTTGATGAATCAAACATGAAGTCACCTTGCATAATGTTTCTAATACCAAGCTTTGGTAGATGTCTGAGAGCTTTCTTGAGTTTATCAGCCAATCCTGGAGCATGCCCATGATTAATCTCTACATCCTGGTCATCATAGTTAATTTTAGGCTCTCTATTAAAGATTGATTTAGTACCAACGAAAAACTTTTTAGTCTCGGGATGTATGCCACAAAAGATTGCAGGTGCGCCATCCCACTTAACGGTAGTACCAATTTTTCTTTTACTCTTGCCCTGAAGATGAGATAAGAGATCAGTTAATACTCCTCTAGCTTGTGTATATCCGTCCTTACCTCTTGTAAGAACTAACTCCTCTAAGTGAGTAAGGTGTGTGTTTGCTGCCTTCTCTTCAATGAGCTGGTATAATTCAAAATATTGTTTAAAGTTATTCATGTTTACTTAATAGGTTTAAATTCTATATAATTTTCACGAGTACCAGACTTGGTTCTTATGATTGCAGGATTAGATCCCTGCATCGGTGTCATAGCAAACTGATCACCGGTTTCTATTACTGCGATTGAACCTTTAGAGTGTTTAGTGTTTATACCTATTAACTTATTCCACTGACCTTCACCACCCGTCTTTGTACTTTTATACCAATTAAAGCTCTGCTTTTTAAATAGCTCTACCGCCTTCTTGGGATCAACCTGTGACTCACCAAATAACTTAGCTAGTGGTTGGGTGAACTCTGGACTTAAAATTGAGGAAAATATTTCACGTGCACATCCTTCAAAGTCAATTTGATCAGAACCTCTTTTAATACCGTTACTCCATTCAGTAAACTCAGTTAGTGATAACGATTGTTTCGAACGATTGAGATATGACATAATATTTTCATCAAAATACTTACTCATTATACTCTTTATACTTTCAGCATCCGGGCCTGCTTTATCACTTATTCGACCGCCATTTACCTTTAACTCAAATAACTCACCGTTAATGCTTATGTCTCCTTTTACTGACTCGTCTACATCAGGAGACATCATAGCAAACGCAACCTCACCTGGTCCTTGTTGCAGCTTACCAACGCCAATTGGCATAAGAATTTTATAAACCTCCCACGCATCATCACTACTAAATATCTGTCCGGGGGTATAATTACCCACTGTAGAGAGAAGTTTTGTATTAACAGCTCTATCAGTATTGATATCTTGTATTACACTATGTATACTATCTGCAGGTAAGTGTGAACTCATTAAAAGTCTGAATGCCTCCTCTACCTCATCATCTGAACCCTTAAAAGAGTTCTGTATAAGACCTCTAAACGCAGTACTCTCTATATACTTCTTAACTCTTAATTGATCTTCACTATTGAGTGTCTTAAAATTCTCTATATCCTCATCCGTTAAGGATATTTTTTTAGTATCCTCAACATCATACTTACCTACAGCTTGATCTTTTGTCGGTATAGTAACCTCAGCACCCTTATTCTTTCCACCTGTTAACTGTCTAAATAATTGCTGCTGATCAGGAGCCTCACCAAATACACTCAAATGTTTTCTCTGAGCAATAGGCTTACCTGCAACACCACTATATAGATCCTCTAAGTCTTTTCTGCTGTAGTTCATACTAATTAATACCAGTTGTAGATCTCAAAACATTTTTCATATCACCCTGACTTATCTCTAACATACTCTCAATTGACTCAGCTACATCCTTAGGGTTCTGCTCTAACATAGAAACCTGAAGCTCTTTTACAATTTTACCCTCAGTCTCATCAGGTACATGTAAAAACGCCTTAACGAGCAACCCGACGAGAAATTTCTCACCTTCAGTGGTAAGCGGATCTGGCTCTTCCGGTGGTTGCTCTGTAACATCTGTAGCATCAACTGGAGCCTCAGCAGCCGGCTCCCCTACCTCGCCACCCTGCTCGAGAATGGTCATATATTTGTTTATTAAGTCTGTAGTTTTCATTATTTAGCGTTAAGAGAGTTTCGTAAATCTTTAAGATATGACTTCTGCGTCTTTTTAACCTCCGCCGGTACCGTACCCGGTATGGCTATCTTAGGCGTCTTAACACTAAGTAGAGTAGAAGCTGCAGCCACCTTATCAGCTAGCTTCTTATCCTCATTATCCTCAACCTCAACAGGATTAATCTCAATCATAAACTCAGCTTTACCCCTCCACTTAACTCTAACCCTATCATCCTCAGACGAGCTTGAATCTTTTGTTGGAAATGCTCTAACACCCTCTATATCATTTAAAGCCGTTCTTATGGCAATTGAAATCTCCTGTGATGGTATTTCATCACCCAAAGACGACATTTCACCCTCCACCTGCTCCAAGAATTTACTATTCATGTATATATTTATGGGAGGAGGGAGAGTTTTATATTTATATTCCCTAAAAACTCCTTCTCCAGCTGCTGCAGCTCATACCGCTTCAAAAATTGTCTAAACTTCTGAAATGATACCGCTGCACCATCCTTCCTCTTATATACATTATAGTCAAGTTCCTCTATAAACTCATCCCAATACCCCTCACCATACATTATATTAGTAGGTAGCGAGTTAAAGATTCTTTTTACAAGCTTAGTCTCCTCTGTACCTTCATACACCCTATAATAAAACCACTTCTTCTTATTAGTTGACTTAACTATTGTAAGTAGCTGCTTAACTATAAAGTGGATACCCAACTTATTCTTCTCTTTTCGAGTTAACTTAAGCTCATTCTCAGTAATATATAGAAGATACTCATTAAAAGAGTCAGTAAGATAACTATTTAAATCAACAAATACTATATCTCTCTCAGAGTCATATAGCTGTCTATTTTCGTTTGCCGAGCCTACAGTTGATAATGCCATTGTAAAAGTCTGGTCTAAGGAGAACCTCCCTTTCAAATTGTATTTTAGTCTCTTCATAGGCCAATTGCCACTTAGAATCGCAAAACATTAAGATTTCGAAGGTAAAATTACCCTTTCCAAGTGATTCTATATCTTCATTTAGCTGTCTGGACGAAGAAGTGTAGGTTTTCCAGTCAGTCTCGACAACACTATGCCTTTTATTCTTCTTACCCTTAAGAGGTGCTCTCTTTTTAGTAGTAAGGCACTGCTTTTTACCAATATACTTCTTATTATTAGTGTTATTAGTAATAAGATATATAAACCCAAACGGTGTCTCATCAACACCCTCCTTAAAAAGAGTCTCCGGCCAGTGACCTGTGTCCAAATTCATTAAACCTTACTTTTACGCCTCATTAAGAAACAACACTCACCTCTTTGATTAAGAAGTGTCTCTAAATCCTCAAAAGTGATGTAACAATCACCATCCTTACCCCACTCCTTACCCCAAGAGTTTCTCAGAGTAACGTATCCCTTCTTAACATTAACAGCTCGAGCTAAAATAGCATGCCCACCAACTAAATGACCAGTTGGTTTAATAAATCCCTTGCTATCTGGGTAATACATGTCGTCAGTCCATGGAATTCCTAAAACAGCTGGGCCATTATGACCAATTCCATACAAAACATCATCAATGTTAAACGCCCATCTATATTCCTTAATATACCCAAGCTTTTTAATCTCTTTTACACCAGCTAATACACTTGTTCCATTATATACAGGAACTGCACCTGGGTATGAACCACCATGCCATGGATCATTCTTTTGTGCTTCCCAGTAAACCTTTTCAACAAGGAAATTGTAATCTAATCCTTTAACTTCTGCTGGTCTTGCTGCTAATTCATGACCTAAACAAAAGCCAACACACGCTCCCTCTGAACCTTGGTCAAACCAATCATTACATCTCCATGTATATGATCTAAGCTTACGTGTCCTTCTAATAGCACCTATAGAATAACCTCTACTTCTCTCATCAAACTGCTCAACTCTATCAAGCTTCCTATCTTCTGTAACCTGGTCGTTTTTAAGAAATGTTCTCATATAATTATTTAATCACTTCTTCTTCGTCCTCTTCCCTCTTTTTACAAGCCTTACACTTCTTACCCCCTTTACACTTCTTACATTTAGCCATACCATCTCTTTTTATAACACCACTAAATATAGATGCAGGCACTCTCTGATCACCAGTAGCGTAACTATCCGTATTACCAACAGATCCACCCTCGAGCCCTTCAGACCCACCAAGAGCGCCACCTACTGTAACATCTTCTTCTAAACACTTTAAGAACCTACGTTCAAATATACTCTTACCAATCATTAGTTACCAGCTGTTGTTGAAAGCTTTGTAATTAACATACCTAGCTGCTCACTAGCTTCCTCACCTCCACCAATCTCTGAAAGATCACCATGTACCTGTTGAAGTGCCTCTACTACATCTAAAAATTCTGTGAGAATACCATTAAGGATATATATTTGAGGGTTAGGTGACTTCATAAACTCTTCAAGCTGCTCTAAAATACCCTCACCATACATCGTACCTGTATCGAGCGACTCCATAATACTCTCATACGCACCACTAAACTCTTCATTCATACGTATATTTATCTTATCTGTTGATTTTTCTCTATAATATTATATAATTATACGTAATGGAGTTGCTTAAAAAATATATGGATGAGATCGGAAAGGATCTCGTTGTAGATGACTTTAATCTAAAAGAAGTTCAGATGAGACTACCATCAAGGAAGCACTTCTGGGTTGCGAGGCTAATGGATGCTAAGGTTGAGAGGAATAAGTTACTAGCTAAAAAGAAGCAACTCAAAAAAGATCTAACAAAAAAAGTTATAGCTGAGTCTCCAGTAAAAATATCACTTTCTATTGCAGAGCAACACGCAGAAAGGCATGAGTCTGTAGTTCATATTACAGAAAGCCTTGCAGAGTATGGTGTTGTTATTGAGTATCTTGAAAAGGTTGAGAAGGTACTCTCTTCTATGTCGTTTGATATATCAAACATTGTTAAGATAAATCAGATGGAACAACTTTAATATGTTAGAGTTTGATTATAATGCAAACACCAATCGTTTGGTAATGAGATGTGATGATGCAGATCTATTTCAGGTTATACGAGAGCACTTCAGTGTTGAAAATGAGAATGCTAGGTTTGCTAGGAGGTATAATAGGTTTGCCCCTAGTAGAAAGTATATAATTACCGGGACAGGTACGTGTGAACTTGGTATATATTGGGAAATTCGTAAATTTCTGGTAAAAGAACAGATAAACACAGAGATAACCACAAGTCCAAACCTAGAAAAGGCATTAAATGTAGGCCTATCTGTTGATCTATGTGATGACTTTAACTTTAAGCTACGAGACTATCAAGAGGATGTTGTAAGGAAGGCACTAAATTTAGGTAGAGGTACGTGTGTATTAGGTACAGGTGCTGGTAAAACGTTTATTACAGCAGCATTAATTGAGAATTTCTTTAGAAACTCCCCTGATCCGGACACCTTTAAGTGTTTAATGCTTGTTCCTGACCTGGGACTAGTAACTCAGACATATGATGAGTTTATAAACTGTGGTTCTACGTTTAAACTAACTAAATGGACGGGTAAAATAAAGCCAGATCTTACCGCTAATGTAATTATCGCTAATATTGGTATCATTCAGAGTAGATTTGAGGAGAATGATTGGTTAAAGTATGTAGATCTACTAATAGTAGACGAGGCCCATAAAATTTCAAGTGGTAATAAGATATCTAAGATAGTACATAAGATTAAAACACAAAATAAATATGGCTTTACTGGTACACTACCAGAGAGTTTAGTTGATAAGTGGTCTATTATTGGTAAATTAGGGCCTGTTATATATGAAAAGAGTAGTTACGAGCTTAGACTAGAGGATCACCTTGCTAATGTTAATGTAAAGGTGTTAGAGCTTAACTATACTCAACGAATAAACTATACAACTCATAATAGATACAGAGAAGAGCTGGATTTCGTATATGAAAACGCGGATAGAAATAATTTTCTTACTAAACTGTGTGATAAGCTACCAAATAACATACTTCTTTTAGTAAATCACATTAAACATGGTGAAGAACTACAGGAATACTTAAAAAAGGCCAAGACTAAGCAGGTTTACTTCATTAGAGGTGAGGTTGCAGTAGAAGAGCGTGAGGAAATCAAGCAAATCATGGAGAATCATGATAATGTTGTGTGTATCGCTATTAGTGCTATCTTTTCTACTGGTATTAACATCAAGAACCTTCATAATATCATATTTGCCGCTGGTGGTAAGTCGTTTATACGTACCGTACAGTCTATCGGCCGCGGATTACGTAAACATGCATCTAAAGACAAACTAATCATTATGGATATATGCGATAACCTACCATATGGTAAAAGACACAGTGAGAAGCGAAAAGCCATCTATGATAAGGAAAAAATATCATATAAAGAGGTACAAGTTAAACCTTTTTAGTTGATAAACCTAATAAGTATCTTATAATAAATAAGATGTCTAAAAAAGATAAGCAAGATTACTATATTAAGCCTAAGGAGTTTAAGGCTTCATTACAAAAATATTATGATTCTGATATAATGACTAATGATTTAGCTGAGAATATTAAAAAGATCGCGTATGGTCTAAGTTATAATGCATCATTTATCAACTATTCATATAAGGATGACATGATCGGTGACGCTCTAATTAAGATGTACGCCGCACTTAAGTATAAAAAATACTCATTTGATAAGAGAACTAATAAAGATGGTAAGCCGGCTCAATGTAATCCTTTCTCGTACTTCACTACAATCGCTTATCACGCCTTTATTAATAGAATTAAGAAAGAAAAAAAACATCACGAGACTATCTGCAATTATAAGGAGAAGGTTTATGAGGAATATATGACAGATCCAGAAAATACTACTGGTCATGTATATGTAAAGCCTATTGACGATGACGACTACTAGGATTAACAAGCCACGCGTTGCTATTTTCTCAGACTTACACTTAGGTGTACACTCAAATAGCGCAGAGTGGCATAATTACGCACTAGAGTGGGCTAATTGGTTTAGAGATGAGTGTAAAAAGCAGAATATTAAGGATATTATATTCTGCGGTGATTGGCATCATAACAGAAGTGAAATATCTGTAAGTACTTTACAGGTATCTGCAGACATATTAGACATCCTATCAGAGTTTAATCTAATAGCCATTACCGGTAACCATGATATTTATTATAAGCATAGAACTGACGTAAACTCTATATCCATCTTTAAAGGTCGTAAGAATGTTACCATATTAGATCAATATCAAACACTAGAAGCGTTTGATCGCACACTTTCTTTCTGCCCATGGAACACCAAGCCGCAAGACATAAAGAATAGTGATGTAATCTTTGGTCATTTTGAGATTGAGACCTTTAGAATGACCGGTTATAAGGTATGTGAAGACGGTATTAAGATAAAGGATCTACTAAGTAAGTCTGATTTAATCATCTCAGGTCACTTTCATACAAGACATGAGAAGAAGTTTGGAGCAGGTACTATTTTATACGTTGGTAACCCCTTTCAAATGGACTTCGGTGATACAGATAATAAAAAAGGCTATCATATTTTAGATCTTGATACATTAGAGTGTGTGTTTACACCAAATAATGTTTCTTCGTGTTATAAAAAGGTAAGCTTAAGTGAGCTGGTGGAGGAGGGTAATATTACATCATATATAACTAGCATTTTTACTAATAACTTTGTTAAGCTTAAGATTGATGTTAATATATCACAGCAGGACCTTGATATATTACATGCAGTACTAACTAAACTTAAGCCAGAGTCGCTAACTATTGATTATGATATAAATTTTAATAGAATACTTGAGAGTACTGAGCATAAAGAGGACTTATCAGGTATTGACATAAAGCAGGCTATTATTGAGTTTGTAAATAAACTTGATATTGATAATAATAAAGATATAATCGATTATACAGTAAATCTATATGAAGAGTGTAGCCTTTAAAAAACTATCAGCGCTAAACTTCCTCTCTATTGGAGAGGAACCAGTAACAGTAGAGTTCAATAAAGGACTACATGTTATAACAGGTATAAATAAGGATAAGCCTGATAGGAGAAACGCCATTGGTAAGAGTACCATTGCAGACTCGCTATATTTTGCGATATTTGGTGAAACTCTTAGAGATATTAAAAAAGATCTTATACCAAACAACATAACTGGTGGTAAGACGCATGTAGAACTAGACGTTGATGTAGAGACACTACAGGGAACAGATGAGTATAAGATAGTTAGAACGCTTAGCCCGTCAAAAGTATTTATATATAAAAACGGTGAGGATAAAACTAGAGATAGTATATCAAACACTACCAAATATATTTGTGAGGTATTAAGTGCCTCACCAGCCATCTTTCAAAACTGTGTTATAATGACAGTTAATAATGCCATCCCTTTTATGGCTAAGAATAAAATCGAGAAGCGTAAGTTTATTGAGGATATTTTTGGAATGGAGGTGTTCAGTCAGATGCTATCACAGCTTAGATCAGAGTATAACGACATTAAGCGTGAGTATGAGTCGGAGATGGTTAAGTATGAGGAGATTAATAACGGTCTTAGTAATTATAGCACTCAGAAGGAGCTGACATTAGAGAGAAGAAAGCAAAAGAAGAAGATATACCTCGAGAGACAGCAAAACAACACTAAGGAGATTGAGGATCTGGAGCTCCAGTTAGCAGAGTTAAAAGAGGAGGATGAAGAGTCAATACAATTAGATATTTCCAAGCTTCAAGATAAATTAGGTACATGTGATGAGAAAATAAACGACTATATTGGTACTATAAGTACTAAAAAGTCTAGCGCTACACATACAAAAGAACAGTACTCTAGGATTGGTACTGAAGATGATAAGTGTCCGGTGTGTTTACGATCTATAGAGGATCATGACAAGGAGTATATAGAGAGGGAAAAGGCTCAACTTAAGCAAATTATAGATGATACTGTAGTTGAGATCCGAACAGCTCATGAATCTCTGGATAGGGTTAAAAGTGTTAAGCAAACAATACAAGCTGCTATCAATACACATAACGATAGATTGTCAAACGCCAGGGTTATACGACAAAAGAAGTCAAATATTAACCTAAGAGTTGATCAGCTTGGTGAGTGGCAAAAAGAGCTCAAGGACGATTTAAAGTTAGTTGAAAGCTTATATACGGACTTTGATGTATTGATAGATGAAGCAGGTGTGAGAGTAAATGTGGCTAATGAAAAGATTAGCAAATACAGAGCTCAAATATCTAAACTGGATATAGTTAAATATGTTGTATCTGAAGAGGGCGTTAAGTCATATATTGTACACAAACTACTAGACCTGCTTAATAATAAGCTCCTACATTACCTTAAAAAGTTAGACTCTAATTCAATATGCGTCTTTAATGAGTATTTTGAAGAGGAGATTCTAAATGAAAAAAATAAGGTATGTTCATACTTTAACTTTTCTGGTGCTGAAAGAAAATCTATTGATTTAGCGTGTCTGTTCACATTTTCTGATATAAGAAGGATGCAGGGTGGTGTGAAGTATAATATCTGTATATACGATGAATTATTTGATAGTTCGTTTGATGAGCGTGGTGTGGAACTGGTTACAGAGATCCTTCAAGAACGAGTAGAAGAGTTAGATGAGTGCTGTGTAATTATCTCACACCGTAAAGAGTCATTAAAAGCTGTTACAGGAGAGGTAATTCAACTTGAAAAGAGTAATGGTATAACTACTCGAGTTGCCTACGACGAGGTTTAAACTATATATATTAATGATTAATCCTAATCCTTCACCATTTACTAATCCCTTCCCACCGGCACCCTTTAAACAGGCTGCAGCTGCTCAAAAAAAGCCTGAACCTAAGGAGAACAGCATGCCAAGATATATTAATTATCTTGCGGATTTGAGTGGCTGTGGTCACTGGCGTATTATCTGGCCCGAGGCAGTCATTAACGCAACCGGTAAAGGTGTATCTCACTCAATCACTGCAATGGTGGCAGATCCAAGATTTTATAAGAATGTAAAGGCGGTAAAGGTTCAGAGACAAGCATCATCATCTCAGAAGAAGTTTGTTGAGTATCTTAAGAAAGTACAGCAGGAGCATGGCTTTAAAATTATATATGAGGTTGATGATGTTGTGTTTAAGGAAGAGATTCCAGATTATAATAAGTTTAAGTTCGCGTTCGATAGTGAAGAGATTAGACAAAACTGCATCGATATTATTAACATGTGTGATGAGGTGACAGTCACTTGCCCATACATGAAAAAATTATATCAAGAAAAAACAGGGCAACAAAACATCACAGTTATTCCAAACTTTGTACCTGACTTTTGGATGGGGCATTTATTTGACGGTGGTGAGGTTAGTAAGCAGTTCGATAAAAATAAGAGAAAGCCGCGTATTTTATATACAGGATCCGGCGCCCATTATGATGTAGAAAATAAGACAGGTGGTAAGGATGATTTTACATTAGTAAGGGACTTTGTAAGACGTACCGTTGACAAATATCAGTGGATCTTTGTAGGTGCCTTTCCTCCACAGCTACACGATCTAGTAGCCGCTAAAAAGATTGAGTTTTATCCATGGCAGAATCTCTTAATGTATCCAAAGTTTATAGCAAATTTAAATGCACAAATGATGGTGGCGCCTTTAGAGAACAATACCTTTAATAAATCAAAATCCGATATTAAATTTATTGAAGCATGTACTCTCGGTATACCGTGCTTATGTCAGGATATGGAGACATACTCTACAGCACCAGAAGCGTTGAGATTTAGTACAATCGAGGAGTTTGGGGATAAGATAGATACCATTCTTAACTGGAAAAATAGAAGTAATTACTACACTAATACCTACAAGTTAAGACATATCGGTGCGCAAAGAGCCTTAGAGCTTGATCAGAATATCGGTGCTCATTTAGAGGTCCTTAATACACCGTTTGGTTCCGAAGACAGAAAATTGCTTGAAAAATGGAACTAGTGTATTATAATGTAGTAAATGTCCTACAGAAACATTGTATATAATAATCGTGATAGCACGTGCACCCTATTTTGCTGGGATCAAGACGGTAAGAGAATAGTACTTACGTCTACATTTGAGCCCTATCTATATGTAGAGTCACCTAAAGGTGATAAGACGTCAATTTATGGTACTAAGGTTATCAAGAGAGCGTTTACTAATACGTATTATAGAAATAAGTTCGTACAAGACTCAGGTCTTAAAAGGGTGTTTGAGAGCCTGCCAGCTCAGCAGCAGTTTTTACTCGATACATACTGGCAAGAGAATGAGAAGCCTGAGTTTAATGTACAACCTCTTAAGACTTGTTTTTTAGATATTGAGACCTTTAGTCCGGATAGCTTTCCTGACGTTGACAACCCGGAGCATACATGTAACGTGATTACATGTCATGATAACTTTAGTAATAAATTTTATACGTTCGGTTTAAAGCCATATACCGGAGAGGCTAATCCAGCTGTAATTTATAAGCACTGTAAGAGTGAAGAGGAGCTATTTATTAGTTTTGTAGAATACCTCGAGCAAGACTATCCGGATATTATTACAGGATGGAACTGTATAGAGGAAAACCAACATGTATGGCTAGATGATAGGATAGTCAAAATTAAGAGCTTATCAAAAGATTATGAAGGTAAGCCTCTTAAAAGGCACGGTACT